AAAAGATGCAGTTGGGCTTTCCTTAGAAGAAGCGATCACTGGAATACAACTTTTCTTCCACTTATAAAGATATTTCAAAATGCCCAGAACTCACAAAATTAAAACAGATGAGCTTGCGGTTGCCATGAAGGAATTCGATGGTGACTACGAAAAAACTGCCGAGCATTTTGGCACAACCGCCAAGAAGATAAGGGAGAGAGTTTACCACGACCCCCAACTTTATTCTGTTTGGGTGAAGAATGGAGTTAAAGAAATGAAACCCGATGGCATTGAGCTTCTCGAAAGACAGCATGAGTTTGATGACGAGAAGGGCAGTAGGCTCCTTCAAGCTTTAGACAAGAACTCTAGGTATGTTTTTAATAATGAGCTATCGAGCATCTTGACGAATCAAGACAATGTTCAAAAACTTAAAATATTTGAAGACTTTGATGATTCTGTAGGACTCCTCATGGCTGAAGCACTTCGCGTTACTCAAAAGGTAAATATTCGACAGAACATGAGTCTGTTTGAAGTAACAGAGGCTCTAAAGGATGCGCTAGATGAGGATGATATGGATCCTGAAGAAAGGATACTACAGACTCGACTATTTCTACAAGCGACGGAGCAACAAGGGAAGTTTTACGACCGATTACTTAAGGGCCTAGAATTCCAACTCAAATTAGCGAACGAAAAGGACAAGAGAGAGACAAAGAAAAAACCGGGATTCAGGCCATTAAAGGAGTTAAAGGATGCCGAAGAAGAAGAAGAGTAAGGTTGACCACAAGATACTACTTGAGAAGTTCGCCCCCGAAGAAGTAGTACTAGACCAGAAGGACACCGAGCCTTGGATGCCTTCACTCACTAAGACTCAAAGGAAAATATTCGACGACCCATCTAAGTACATCCTTGCATACGGAGAGAGAGGTTCCGGTAAAACATACTCATTGGGAGGCCATAAGCTTGTTCGCCATTGCTACGAAAACTTCAATGCCCTGGCGTTAATTATCGTTGGTGTTAGATCACAAGCGACTATGGGTGGTGTCTGGCATAAGCTCCAGGTTGAGATATTGCCAGAGTGGGTCGAGGGCATAGGATTAGTACACACAGATGAAAGACAAGACACTCAAAAGAATCTATATATAGATGTAGAAAATCGATTCGGTGGGCATTCTCGGATATGCCTAATTTCTATACCGTATGGTGCATTCATTAAGGATCGAATAAAAGGTTTTGAGCCGAGTTTAATATTTGTGGACGAGCTTACCAACTTGGATACTGATGATTACTTTAATGCAGTAGTTCAGCAGTTGGGTAGACGACAGGGTATTCACGGCCCACAACAGTATCTAGCAGCCTGCAACCCGGATGGGCCGAGTCATTGGGTATACAAGAGGTTTTTCGAGGACCCTTTAGATGAAGATGGAAACTGGAATAATGACTACTCGGTTTACCATGTAAAGATTGAGGACAATATAGATAACCTACCAAAGGGTTACTATGATCGAATTCAGGAGGCAGTTAAGTCTGATCCGGTCGAAGAAGCGAGGATGGTGCGAGGCGAATGGATAGATCGCCCGGCGGGGAATGCTATATTCGGTCCATACTTTAATAAACAACTACATGTAAGAGGGGATTCTAAAAATGGCATTATACCAAATCCAAACTATCCAATCTCCATAGGGTGGGACCCAGGCTCAGTTAATAACGCATGTATCTTCATGCAAGCACTCCCTGGGAAGGATAGAACGATATGGACGGTCTTCGATGAGTTTGTGACGATAAATAAAAAGATACCATACACGACCTTGATTCCATTGTTGATGAGAAAGATGTCGTACTGGAATAGAACCTTAGATCATAAGTTCAAGTACATCCACATATCAGATAACTCAGCATTTAATCAATTCAGGGCAAAGACTGGATCTTACGATGTTAAGGACATAGAAGAAATATCTAGGCAAAAAGCAGAGACATTTAACTTAGAGCCAATACGCATGAGAGCCGCCCCAAAGTTCAATGGGTCAGTGGAGTCGAGGGTAAGGATTACTATAGCTAAATTGCAATCAGAAGAATTTTTGGTTTCTGCTCAATGTACGGCAATCTGCAAGATGTTTCAGAATCTTATATGTGAGAAGCAGGGTAAGACATATGACCCTAATATTGCATTCAAACCTAGAAGAAGCATCTATGTTCATCCATTCGACGCGATGTCATATGTCCTTCTTCACTACAACTCCGCAAACATTGAATCAATTAATGTATCCAAGACAGAAATCATTGAGATTGGGTCTTGACTTTTTGTAACACTAAAACAAATGTAACAAGTATGCGCATGGAATCATTAGTAAACTTCGATTTAGAGATGTATCCCGACATTTTAGACATGCTTGATGGAGTGTCTGTTGGGGATACGGTAACCGTATCTGGCTCGTTCCAGGTTAAAGAATTAACTGATAAACGCTTCAGTGCTTCATTCAATGATGAAGATGTCAGTATTACGAGAATTGGTGGAGATGATACCGAAGACGAAGACGATACGGACGATACCGACGAAGAAGAGCCCGAAGCAGAAGAAACTGCCGGGTGATTCAGAATACACAACATCTGCCTCCATACTTATGGATGCACATTATGTGCGTCTGCAAATCAAGAAGCGGTGGAATAAAACTAGGATAGATAGGTTATGTGGTTTTTTACGAATGAATTACGGAGAGTTAGCAAGTCTGCTACTTATTCCTCACAAAGAATTTATCCAAAAAATGTATTCCACGAAACCGTTAGATGGACCCCTATGCCTACTTTTAACAATCATTGAGAGTAGGTATTTGTCGAATTACACGAAAGATACGATCAACAACTTATTTAATTTCAGCGATGGTAAATAGAGACATACTTAACAAATACGGATGCACGACTGAGAGGCTCCGTGAAATATTTACCGCCGAGAAAGACAATAAGGATCATGAGACTAGGCAGTACTTTCAAGATATAATCCAATCTAGGATACTTGAAGGAATCAGGGCGTGTGCTGAGCATGCAAAGTTGTATATGTCTGTTGATATGGCTTGGGATTCAATTCCAATCAATAAAGGAACCATTCCGTTATTACAGTATGCACAAGGGAAATTATCCGTAGAGCAATGTCATGACAAGCTCCAGGACCTAGGGATGGCTGATAAGTTCTGCGAGTATGATGATGAAGGGGACCTTAAAAGTATTAATGCCCTAAGGCTCTATGAAGTGTCTGTAAATATCATACGATCGTATGTCACTCGCCGTGTAGCGGCACAGGCAAGTAGGTTCTCAAATCTTTACCCATACTTTAAGTATGAGCCAAGATCTACTCAATTAGTTGATAAATTGAGGGCTGATGTCTTATCTCAGCGTGTCGAAATGATGACCGAGCAGTTTGGTTATCGTCACCAATTTGAGCAAATCATTAGGCAGATGTTTATGTATGGCCACTCTGTGGCATTCCCAGATGCCTCCTGGACGGAAGATGTGCAATGGAGGTACTCAAATGACCCGCTAACTGGTGGCGAGGTTATGGAGTCATACTCGGAGAGGGCTGGGGTAAACTTTAAGACGCCACACCCAACGCGAGTAATTAGGGATACATCAAGACCCTTACATGATCTAAATACAAATCAAGGACCCGAGTGGATCGGATATTGGGATATTGTTCGTTACTCGGATATATATGGTAATCCAGCTACATGGAATTCTGACAAGATTAGTTACACTAACAGTCTGTCTACACTTTATAATACATACGCAGACTTCTTTGGCTACTATTTCCGTGATGACCTTGTGTTCCCACGCGTATCGGATCAGTATTCATTCCGTAACGAAAGGGTTGCCCAAACGGGAATGTACGCTGGAGAAGACTTAGATAAGGGACTATTCGTTACCCAAATGTGCATGAAGGTTAATCCTAAGCGTGATGGCTTGGGTGATTACCCCCATGATGTTTGGTTGAAATTCACTGTAGCATCCGACGAGACAGTACTCTATGCGGAGTACCTCCCGTCGTTGCCTGCCGTATACGGTGGTATAAATGAGAATGATGATCGCATGGCGAATATATCAGTCGCCCATGAAATCATGCCATACCAAGACCAATTAACTAATATCTTAAACTCCATGCTCGAGCAAATGAAGATGAGTATGTTCAAGATATTTGCAATCGACCAGGACGCACTAGATGACGACGTAAAGGACTACATTAAGAATGCATTGGCAGATGACACATTTTACTCTAAGCCAAAAGCTCTGTTTTATTCCGGTCAAAAAGCAGCGGACTTAGGTATTAATAATCACGACTTTATAAAGGTCGTTGATGTACAGAAGGAACTTTCCGCAGGGGTGAACCAATCCATCCAGGCTATCCTCCAACTCCTAAATCTCGTTGAGCGTTTGCTGATCCTATCTCCGCAAGAGTTAGGGCAGCCCGCTCCTCGAGAAATTTCCGCAACTGAGGTAGCAGAGATTAGTAATACAACCAATGCGATCTACTCTTTTATATCTGAAGGTATTGATGATATGAGAGCGGCAATGAAAAAGGTGCTATATGAACATTTAGTTACATGCTCTAATGATAATTTCATAGTTCCAGTAAAAGGTAGGTACTCGGAGGGAGTAATTAGGGATGCTGGTTTTGATGTGGAGACGACCGGAGATGAATCTGCGACCAAAAGAAATGTCATCGGTAGTCCAAGCAATCTAATATATGAATATTTATTTAGCGGACGAGATGGTGCGGAGCGAGCAAGAGACACTCAGTCTGCACAAGTATTAGGTCAATTACTCATGCAAATGCTTCAAGTTCCAGATATGGCAAAAGCATTAGGCAAAGAAAGAGTATTTAATATGTTTAACGAAATCTTCCGCATGTCTGGCGCTCATGATCTCAAGCTAGAGACTGATGAGATGGATGAGCAGGATGATATGTCCAATGTAGGCAATGAACAATTTATCACCGAACTTAGGAAGCAGTGGCCCCAGGTAATGCAGGTACTTCAAGCCGTTATGCAACAAATGCAAGGACCACCACCCCCGGG